GGATTCAGCAGGGGGAGCAAGAACATTAAACGAGAAGGGTCAACGAATATCAGTGAGCGATCCGACAAAGACTTACGGAGCAAATCTAAGCGATCAAGTCAGACATTGGCCCACACCATCAGCGAGGGATCACAAGGGCGGCTATCAAGGTGGGAGGATACGAAACGGAAAGGTAAGTTTGGACACTTTGGACGTAGCAGCCCAACATTACAGTGGAGACAAAAACAAGGTTGGCCACCTGAACCCCGATTGGGTCGAGTGGTTGATGGGTGTGCCGACAGGGTGGACAGAATACGATTACTCGGAAATGGCGTAGTGCCGCAGACAGCTGCTAAAGCATGGATAACCTTAAACAAACGCCTGGAGGCACTAAATGATTAATTTTAACCTCTATTGGAATTGGGTGCGGCTCAAGGTGTTCTATCAGCGCAAGCGCAACGCTATTAAGAAGCATTTTCAAAAGCTGTTTAAACGCTATTGCAGATGTTCCTACAGTGTTAAGCCAGGTCGAGGCGAGGTTATATGCCAAACGTGCAAAGGCTGGCAGAAGCATTCGGGGTGGCGCTAATGCCTATTAAACGCGATCAAGCAGACAAATGGTTTAGCAGCGTGGTGCGTCTTAACAAAAACTTAACATGTGAGAAATGTGGAAAAGATGGAAGGACTGAGTGCGCTCACATATTTGGACGACGAGCCAAAAGTGTTCGCTGGTCTTTAGATAACGCGGTCAGCCTCTGTCATTACTGCCACAAGGATTTCACAGCCAACCCGGTGGAGTTTACCTACTGGATTACAGAGCGTCTAGGACAGGCGCACATGGACATTCTCAGGGAGAAATGGCAAGTGCTATTGCCAACCACAAAGGTGCTGCGAAAAGAGATCGCCAGGCACTACCGGGAGGAGCATAAACAGATGCTTGTTGACGATGCTTATGTGCCAGTTAGTTGGAACTAAACAGTGAGGGTGAGCAAGTGAGTGAAGAGTTTGAGGTTGAATATGTGGTGAACACCGCGACGATTTCTATGCAGTTTCAGCAAGACTATACGGTCAAGGATATTCGATCGATGCAGGATTATTTACAGGCGATGTTAGAAAGGAGAGATGAGCATGGTGGATTTTCAACCGTGGTTTCAGGATTGCATTGACAACGATTGGGATGACCTAATTGAAGTTTATTGGAATATCCAGAAAACCACGCAAGGGGATATTCAGACTAATGCAATTAGACATTTAATTGATCAAGTAACCAGGCGGCTGCTAAAACTACCTCCTTCAGAGGAACAAGTGACCGCTCAGAACCCCTCAATGACCACAGGTGCATAGTATGTGTGAAGTTATAGCGATGTTAAGTGCTGGAAGCCCACCCTTAGACTCAATTAGAGGCTCATCTAATACAGGCATTACGTCTGGCGATGTGGCTTGCTGCCTTAATAGAGTGGACAGAATGACCTATCTATACTCCCTTAGTAAGTTTGCGCTCGATGATTCTGGTCGCTCAGAGCTTAATCAGCTGGCGATCAAGGAAGCCTCTATTATGGGCTTTAGGCTAACAAACAAAGAGAGCAAGCAAACCGTGTCAGCTTTAGCGTTGACCGCCTTAGAAGCGTCAATAAGCCCAAACAGATGCCGTAAGTGCAAGGGTGTGGGTGAGATTACTATTGAATCAAGAGTTGAGGCGTGTGAATCATGTCAAGGAATAGGAAGCAAGAGCATAACAGAGCGGAGTCTAGCCACCATATTAAAGGTGACTAGATTCCAAGCGCGTAAAGTGTGGAAAGAAAGGCTTGCTGATCTTCTAAGCCGTTATGCTGACCGTGATGAACAGATCAATAGGGCTATTTTTATCGGTCTTAGATAGCCAAAAATAATGCTGTACCGTACCAACACTTTATGTGACACGCTTTTACTGTACATATATCCACTGTATATGTAGACAGTCAACCAAAACTATGCTTAAATCACTAGAGTGACCATATTCTAATCATTTTGGCTCACGACCAACAGACCGCTTTTATTGGCGGTTTTTTCGTTTCCGGGCGGCTCTATCCTATGAGTGACCTGAGACACCCGATTGAAGCGGCTAACTCCCTTTAGAGCCGTGGGGTGTCCAAACTACATAATACAAGAGGCACCCATGACAATATCAACCGCTGGCCTTGACCTTATTAAAGAGTTTGAAGGATGCAAGTTAGAGGCATATCAATGCTCTGCTAACGTCTGGACGATTGGCTATGGTCACACTCGCCATGTAGAGGAAGGCGATACAGTTACGCAGAAAGAGGCTGATGCCTTGCTGCTGGACGATGTTGCTATGGTAGAAACTCATTGTAAGCGTCTTATTACCGTCCCCTTAAAGCAACACCAGCATGACGCAATAGTCTCCTGGTGCTACAACTTAGGCTGCGGCAACTTAAGAGCAAGCACAATGCTCCGGGTAATAAACGCTGGCGAGATGGATAAGGTATCTGAACAGATCGTAAGATGGGACAAGGTAAAGGGTAAGCCCCTTGCTGGGTTAACGCGCAGACGTTTGGCAGAAGCACTCCTGTTTGACTCAGGTAAAGCAGAGAAGCCAGAGCCAGAGCCTAAGCCTAAGCGAAAGACTAATGGATGATCATAACTATGGAAAGGATGTAATTGACCTGGCTGCGGCTTCTACTGGCATTTTATCAATGGTTGCGTGGCTTCCTCCGACAGCTTCACTGTTTACTATTGTTTGGTTAGGTATTCGCATATGGGAAACAAAGACCATTCAGAAGATTATTAATAACAAATGAAAGTAGGCAATCAAGGTGATGGCGGTGGTAAGCCGCTTATCGTTTTTAGTGATGAACAAGTTATCGAATTAAAGGCGCTTGCTGCTGTATTAACGAAGGGGCAGATAGCGGATTATTTTGGCATTTCAGAGACTACTTTGAGAGCGATTGAGGCGCGTCAACCCGAAGTATCTGATGCCTATAAAAAAGGGAGAGTAAAACAGATCAGTGACATGGGTTCTAACCTCGTTAAATTAGCCACAGATGGCAACGTAGCGGCTAATATTTTTTACCTAAAGACTCAGGGAGGCTGGAAAGAAGAGCAGCCAGAAGCGCAAGAGATACCCGCAATTAATATCGTAGTGGATGGTCGTGCAGCTAACGCTACCTCAGAGTGAGATATGGCTAAGTCAATCGCGCTTTAGGGCTGTGGTTGCTGGACGCAGATTTGGTAAAAGCTTTCTAGCTGGGGCTGAATTACTTAGAGCTGCCATATCAGGCAAGAACAAAAACTGTTTTTATTGTTGTCCTACTTACGGAATGGCAAAAGAGATCGAATGGGACTTACTTATACAGATGATTCCCGACGAGTATTTGGTCAAGACTAATGAAACAGCGTTAACCATAAAGCTAATCAATGGCTCAACGATTGCTCTTAAGGGGGCAGAGAAACCAAACAACTTAAGAGGCAGAGCATTAGACTTTGTTGTGCTGGATGAGTTTGCTGATATGCGTCCAGAGGCATGGTTTGAGGTTCTAAGGCCATCGCTATCTGATCGCCATTCAGAGGATAGCCCGACTAGAGCCTTGTTTATAGGCACACCTAAAGGCCGCAACCACTTCTATGATTTGTGGGCAAAAGGCGTTGATGGTGCGGATGAGTGGGAGAGCTTTCAGTATACGACTGTTGAGGGCGGCAATGTGCTGCCAAGCGAAGTTGAGCAAGCAAAGTCTGATCTTGATCAGCGCACCTTTGCTCAAGAATATCTAAGTGAATTCGTTACCTATTCTGGGTTGATTTACTGGGCTTTTGACCGAGCAACATCTGTTGTCAAGGCGGAGGATGATGGTGGTGTCTTGCACATCGGAATGGACTTTAACATAGACCCTATGAGTGCTGTCATTGCACAACGCAGGGGTAGTGATCTCATCTGCATAGACGAGGTGGTTATCTATGGCTCAAACAGCGATGAGATGGCTAAAGAAATACATCAACGCTATCCCAATCGACAAACAATAATCTACCCCGATCCTGCGGCTCGTCAAAGAAAGACATCAGCCGCGGGTCGAACAGACCTATCTATATTACAAAATGCTGGCTTTATGACTAAGGCCAAGAAGGCTCATCCTGCTATCCGTGACCGCATTAACGCTGTCAATTCACGGCTCAAGACCGGGGATGGGAAACGACATCTGTTTTTTACTGAGAACTGTAAGCAAACCATCAAATCATTAGAGCGGCAGACCTACAAAGAAGGGACAAGCCAGCCTAACAAAGATGATGGTTATGACCACATGAACGATGCGCTCGGCTATATGGTTGAGTACCTATTTCCAGTTAGAACAGATTACCAAGTGCAACAGCCTACCCGGTGGACATAAATGGCAAAAATACAGATTGAAGATACGCATCCAGAGTACGAGAAGTATAAAGACAGATGGTCGTTTTATCTGCGTTCTTACCTGGGTGGGGCAGATTATCGTGAGGGCAGATACCTTACGCATTATGTCAATGAGGATGAGGACAGCTACCAGCGCAGACTCGACCTAACATGCATGGACAACCACGCCAAGAACATCACGCATATCTATTCGTCGTTCTTATGGCGCGTACCACCAACCAGAACCTTTAATGCTCTCGCTGGCAATGTGGCGCTTGATCCGTTCCTGAAGGATTGTGATCTTGATGGGCGTTCATTGAATACGTTTATGCGTGAGGCACAGGTGTGGGCATCCGTCTATGGTCACGTTTGGATCATGCTCGATAAGCCTAAGTCTAATGCGGGTACAAGAGCCGAAGAGTTAGCCCAGGACATTCGCCCCTATGTGACCATGTTCACGCCAGAGAACGTCTTAAACTGGGAGTATGAGCGATCAGAAAGTGGTCGGTTTGTGCTTTGTTATCTTAAGGTACTTGAGTCGGCTGGTCTAAATACTGATGGTGAAGAAGAAACATTTTATCGCGTATGGCAGAAAGACACTATCCAAGTCTGGAAAGTAGTGGATGGTGATGAGATGTTAATTGAGGAGCTTGAGAATCCATTAGCTGAAATACCCGCTGTGTTCCTTCCTGCTCAACGATCAGTGACCAGAGGCATAGGCGTGTCAGATTTGTCTGATATTGCATACGTCCAGCGCAGCATCTATCAAGAGTTATCGGAGATTGAGCAGCTTATTCGCATCTCTAATCATCCCACCCTGGTAAAGACGTTTGGCACTGATGCCAGTGCTGGAGCTGGGTCGGTGATTAATCTACCTGACGATATGGATCAAGGTTTGAAGCCTTACCAGATGCAACCTAGCGGTCAGAACTTAGACGCTGTTCGAGCCGCTATTACAGACAAGGTGGAGTCTATCAACCGCATGTCTCACATGGGTGCTGTGCGTGGTACTGCTGCTGTTACCTCATCAGGTATCGCATTGCAGACAGAGTTTCAGATGCTTAACAGTAAGCTATCAGAGAAAGCCGACATCCTAGAGTTAGCTGAAGAGCAGTTGTTCAACCTCTTTTGTGAGTGGCAAGCGGTCACACCAGACGTTGAGATCAGTTACCCGGATTCCTTTGACCTAAGAGACTATGACAAAGAGCTGACATTCTTGCAGCAGATGAGAGCGTCAGGGGTTAAGTCAGTCACGCTTGCTATGGAGATAGATAAAAGGATTAGTGATCTTATTCTTGATGATGAGGCACTGGCACAAGCGCACAAAGAGATTGAAGAAACAGCATCTGTATTAGGTGACTTCTCTGACAAGACACAGATATATAGCTATCACATTGACGCTGGTGTCGTTACGCCTAACGAGGTGCGCGAGAAGATCGGTCTTGATGATATTGAGGGCGGTGATGTACTGAT